TCAAACTACACAAGACTTATTAATTCAACATTGTGGTTGCACAGACGATAGAATTTATATTGGTAAGAAAAGACCAAGTGTAATGATAGTAGATGCATTTGAAAAACCAGAAAAAGTATATCAACAAAAACAACTTAAACCGAAGGATTCATTTTAATGAAAATGAGATGTTTTATAGAAAGTTTTATTGATGTAGGTAGTGGATTAATATTAGCTATTCTTATTCAATTATACATTTTTCCATTTTTTGGCTTATACCCAACAATATGGGACAGTATTCACATTGCATTAATATTTACTGTAGTTTCTATTATTAGATCAGCAATATGGAGAAATTTTTTTAGAAAAATATGAAAACGATTGTATTAGGACCACCAGGAACTGGAAAGACTCATACTCTTTTAAATAAAGTAGATGATTATTTAAAAGAAACTGATCCAGATAAAGTAGGTTATTTTGCTTTTACTAGAAAAGCAGCAAATGAAGCAAGAGATAGAGCTGTTAAAAAATTTAATTTAACAGAAGATGATCTTCCATATTTTAGAACACTACACTCATTAG